CCTGCTGGTGAAGTAAATCCAGGTGCTCCGTTAGTTCCTGGGCTATTCGCTCCGCCTCCGCCGCCTGCTCCCGGCGAACATCCACCCGTAGAGTTTCCTCCTGGGTTTCCTTCTGGTGGAGAGAATCCACCTGCGTTTCCAGTTCCATTTCCAGATGTTCCATTATTTCCGCCACCTGATCCTCCAGGTTCGCCATGTCCTCCACCTCTTGTAGAAGTGATCGTACTAAAAATTGAAGGTGTCGCTGCCGAATATCTAGGTGAAGGAGATGATCCACCACCTGCACCAACTTGCACAGGATATGATTGAAATAATACTGGAACGCCGCCTGTAACCGGACTTGGATAGTTTGTTCTCCAGCCTCCGCCTCCTGCGCCTGCTCCACGGTATTTTCCACCACCTGGGCCACCGCCTGCAACGACAAAATATTCTACTGAATTTGAACCTAAAGGTGTTCCTTCGTTAGCAACAGTTAAAGTACCGTCACCTGTAAAAACGTGAATTTTATAGTTACCATCTGTAATTGTAGTATTACCACCAGTCGCGTTAACATACGGAGTTATTGTTCTTCCTCCTGCTCCGAAACCTAATACTCTATATCCAAAGTTTGACACTAAGTCCTCCTATTATGCGTCGTTAGGCAGATTAGTAGCAAAGAAAATTTTGATCCCTAATAGTTTAGCGTCACCTGTAAACGTATCAGAAGCGTCGTTTGCGTCTCTTGAAATGTTAAAAAACACATCTTCATCAGCCGCTGGAGATCCAGCAATGGTTACTGAAGCACTTTGAGCAGTAACATTTAAGTCGTTAGCTGTGCCGCTATGAGCATCAGTTATCGCTATTGCAGTTCCAAACGCTGTATCAATCGCATCGTCATTTGCTATTGCCACGCCTTTTAAGTTCCAAATACAGTTACCTGTATTTGTTGAGTTAGCTGTCCAAAAAACTTGATACATTATAAGTTGTGATGGATCCCACGCTTTAGGAAACGCAACAGTAAATTGTGCATTCTCATCAGTAGAAGGATCGAAATTTAATGTTTTAAGTTCTGGTTGGCCAGCTGTTAATTCTGTTTGCTCAATGTCCGCACATCCGTTTGTAGTTGTTGCATACATTGCTGTAGCAGGAACCCAAATAGTTTGCTTACCTGTAACAGCTAGTGCTGCTCCGTTTGATTGAACAACTCCAGTTCCTTTTGCAACTAAATTTAAATCTATGTTTGTGTCATCACCTGTTGCAGATATTGCAGGATCTCCTGAAGTTGCTGCGTTTGTTACAGTAATCTCATTGACTGCTGAACCTGTAGCAGTAAATTTAATAGATTCGTTTCCGTTTGAATCAAATAAACCTGTACCAATTTTTGGTGATTCTAAAGTTTTGTTTGTTAATGTTTCAGTTCCAGTGATTTGAGAAAAACCAACATCTACAATGTTAGGGTTAGTTGCATCATCTGCTTTTGCATAAAGTAATTTTGTTCCTTTATCTGTAGTAGCCCAAGTAACACTAGTACCTGAACCACTTGTGTATTGAAATTCTACTGTGTAGGCTCCTGAAGTTGAGTTTTTAATAACATATAATTGTTGTGTATCTAAAGGGATTGATACAGTAATGTTTCCTGTAATAGTTCCAGTTAATTCAATAACTCTGTGAGCTAGTGCTGCTCCAGTGGCTCCATCAGAAACAGATAAAGCTGTATCTCCTGTTCCACTGACTGCTTGTGATGCGTATCCACCGGCAAGTTGCTCGATAATTTCTAAATTAGTATTTGTTTTTGTTCCCCATGTACCGGCATTTTCACCGGTTGCCATTTTCTCTATACCGAGAGGTGTATATGTTGATGCCATAAAAAAACTCCTATTTACGCTGCATGCGTTATGTCTGTATACGATGTCGTCGCTGTTATGTCAATGTCTTTATACGCCAACGTACCAAATCCTACAGTTCCTAAATTACTCGTTAAATTGATTCCTGTCAAGCCTACACTCATATCAGCAACTGTAGTAGAACCAGTTGCAGATCCCATAGATACACCAGCTAATCCTACTCTCATTTGATCCACTGTCGTAGATCCAATGGCAGATCCCATGGTAACTCCACTAAGATTTAAAATAACAGTGTCGTCAACTTGTGGTGTACCAACGGCAGATGCCATTGAGTTTCCGCTAATCTCATAAGTTTGTTCATCAGTAACTGATCCGACTGCAGAACCTATTGTTACACTGCCTAAACCTTGTTGATGATCTGCACCATCATTTATACTTAAAGTCCCTATAGCAGCTCCGGTAGAAACTCCAGTAATCTCAAAAATCATGTCAAAGTTTTGTGTAGTGCTTCCTTGTGCTGAAGTAATTGATTGACCAGAAACTCCAATAACACTTTCAGGTGATATAACTAATTCACCGCCCCATTGATTATCTCCCCATGCAGACTCGCCCCAAGCATTTGGACCTTGTTGCATACTCATTTCGAGACCAGTTAATATTGCACCAGATGTATCAGTTCCCCACTGGTTTGATCCCCAAGTATCTCTTCCCCAACCGTCTTCTGACTGAGCATAAGGTAAAGTACCTAAGACAGCCGACATATTTGTCAGTGTTGGAAGAGTAACAACAGGATCAAAACTATCTCCCCATGGTTCTTCACCCCAATCATCTCTACCCCAACCTGTTTCAGAAAAAGCAGAAATGTCTCCTTGAGATGAAACTAATGTTAAACCATTTGGTAAAACATCTACATGGTTTTGAGATCCATACTGGTTTTCACCCCATGACATTGCACCCCAAGTGTTTTGAGTGATGTCAACTGCACCACCCATTCCGATACCATGGACATAACAATAATAATAAAAATCTGTAGAAGATGCAGGTGCTATCTCTACGTATCTTGTAGTTGCTGCGTTAAATGTTGTTGTGTTTGTGTACGCAGTTTGATTGCTCGCACCGTCTAAATAATATGTAACACCAGCTGAAATAATATTGCCGCCGGGATCGCTAGTGCTGTTAGTAAATAATAAAGGGTGATTGTTGTTTGAAGAATCACTTTGATCAAAACGTAACGTGCCACCTTCGACCCATTCAAGAGCCATGTCACGTGAGCCGTTAAGATAAAATACATTTCCGGTGCCGCCAGAAATATACAGCGTTCCGGATGCGACCGTTACTGTGTACGTTTGGTCCGCCATAAGGAATTATCTCCTTACGTCAGTCTTATAATAGCTGAGCTAGAATCGTTAGTTGGAAACTGAATTGTAAAAGTTCCTGAAGAAACTGTTTTGTCACCTCCAAAAGCTATTACACAAACTGCGTTTGTTGTGCCAGATCCTCCAGCTGTAGTTGTGTTGTAAATTAAACAACCATTAGCTGTGAATGAAGCACTAGTAAAACTTATGTCAGAAAAATCCGTAAACGCAGTAGTTGAAGTTAAACCAACTCCTGTGTTAGTCAACGCTGATCCACCAGCACTGTATCCACTTCCTGAAATTTCGTTTGTTGCACTGTAAGCAGTTGTAGCAGCTCCTAAAGATGCAGAACTAGTGTACATTGCAAGTTTAAAAGTGTCTCCTCCGTTTCCAGAAGTATCTAAACTGTGTTTACCTTGTAATAGTTCTTGCTTAAAGCTTGAACATATTGCTGATGTTATTGCCATAATTAATCTCCTTATTAAGGCGACGGGGAAGGGACTTTAATTCTAACAGTACCGTCAGTGTAATCGTCTCTTCTTCGTCTACCGAGTTGCACTCCTGCAAACTTTTGTACCTCTTGTTTATATTTATTTTCATATAATGTCAACATATCCATTGGACCTTTTAAATATCCAAATGCTTCTACTAGACATGCATATAAAAGCCCTTGTGGAAAATACTGACTGACATAATTAGTCTGATTGCTAGATTCTAGAGTAGCCGGCATTTTGTTATAGTATATATTGAATAAATAATTAGCGTCAGGTGTAGGAGCTACATAAATACCTCCAGATGTGGTTGTACCTAATCCAGTTGCTCCACCAAACATTGAATAGTATCTTGGTATACCAGTCACGTCTTGTGCTGTTCTATCTCCTTCTGATCCAGTTAATTTTCCTACATACTCTGAGATATATGTTTGATCTTTTTTCTCTAACCATTGACCAGCTCCATTTGTATTGGCTGTAGAATTAAATACTTCTATACCTCTTACAAAAAATGCTCCTGCAGGAACATTGATAGTATTATCATCTGCAACAAACGTACCTTGTGATGCAAATCTATCAGAATCCATAGGAACATCTAAAAAAATTCTTTGTTGTGCATTTAAAATAATGTTTTCTAAAACAGCAGTTGTTAAAACAGTGTCATCTACTTCTGTGTAGTTTCTAATATTTGTAACTAAATCGTTATAACTAATTCCTGACATAATTAACCTCTATCATTTATTGGGCCATATGTACACTGCAAACCACCACCTGCTAAATATGTGCCAGCTACAAAATTAATACCTATAGCAAGAGCTGGAACTAAATAACTATTTTCTTCTGTAACAGTTGTATTAGCGTCATTAACGTAAGTAGT